CGATGCGCCAATGAAGAAGTGCCCGCAGTGCATGGCGTTGGTTTACACGGCCACCACCATTTGCGCTGGTTGCGGCTACGAATGGGAGATGATGTCGAGCGCGGCAAACCATGACATCGACCCCGATGAGACCAGCACCCTGATCGCCAATGGTAGGCGAGTCGAACTGTGGCAGGTAAACCATGTGGAGTTCACCCCACACGATAAGCCGGGTAAGCCGCCGTCAATGCGTGTCACATACACCTGCGGACAAATCGTGCAAAAGCGAGTGAGTGAGTGGGTGTGTTTTTCTCATGGTGGATTTGCCGCGAAGAAGGCAGCGCAGTGGTGGATCGATCGCGGCGGCAACATGCCGATCCCTGCCACTACCCGCGATGCGATTGTTCGCATCAACATCGAAGATGAGCCGATCAAATATCCGGTCAGCCTGACCATGGATATGTCGGGTCGGTGGCCTCAAATCAGAAGCGTGAATCTCACATAATGCCTACCACCGCCCTTGACTCTGCCCTTGCCTACGCTGATCGCGGATGGTTCGTGTTCCCGGTATCGCCTGCGCCAAACAAACGGCCCGTGTGCGCTGGCGGCTTCCACTCGGCCACCACTGATCATTCGCAGATTGTCGAATGGTGGACGGCCACGCCATCGGCGCAGGTCGGTGTTGCTTGCGGCGCAAGCGGCATCGTGTCTGTTGACCTGGACGAAAAGCCTAGCGAAGGAATCAGCGGCATCGCATCGCTTGCCGAGCTAGGATCTTCGCCGGAAGAGTGCGCGCTGCTGATGGGCACGCCACGCAACGATGGTCGCCAGCTCATCTATGCATGTGCCGACGCGAGCCGCAAGATTGGTGTGCGTCCTGGCATCGACATCCTTGGCGACGGCGGCTACACAATCGTGCCTTCGCCCAGCTCTCCTGGTAGGACTTGGCTGATTGGCGACCCCTGGGAACCTGACGATCTAGAGGATGCGCCTGCTTGGGTTGTTGAGCTGCTCGGCATCAAGAAAGCAGAAAGCCCTGGCCCCACGAGCGCGCAAGTAAGCCCTCTCGAATCGGATGTCGTGGAAGACATTCGCGCTGCCCTCGCCACCATTCCAAATGATGATAGAGACATTTGGATTCGCGTAGGAATGTCGCTCAAATCTACAGCAGCAGGCGAGCAAGCATACGCGCTATGGGACGAGTGGGCAAAGGCGACACCGACCGGTGCAGTGCATCCCAAATACAATTCGCATGAACAACGATACCAATGGCAGCGACTCAAGATCNGACAAAGCAACGGCGGCGAGGTATCNATCTCGTCGTTGTTCTACCTCGCGCAGGAGCATGGCTACATCGGGCCTGCTCATGATGCTGTCGCGGAGATCAGCACGGGTGCGATTGAGCCGGACAAGCCAGATGATATTGATGCTCCGCTCTTGGAGCGCGCAAGCATCAACCTATTGGATTGGGAAGATGTCGCAGACCTACCGCCGATTGAGTGGCAGATCGAAGGGTTGATCCCGCGCCAATCGCTAACCGTGTTGGCTGGCGATACCGAGGCGGGCAAGAGCTTTGCCTTGATCGACCTTGCGATGCGGATGGTGCATGGCTTGCCGTTTGCGGAAATGAATGTCGAAGCAGGCTCAGTGCTTTACCTTGCNGGCGAAGGCCAGTCNGGGATGGCCGCGCGCTTCCGTGCATGGAAGCAGCATCACAAGCATCTCGGCCTGAATGCTGAAGATCGATACTGCGTAGTGAGCAGCGAGATCCCAGTGTTGAGCAAGCGCACGATGACCACCCTTCACGAGCTAGTGAAGTCGGTCGCGAAGTGGAAGGGGCACCCGCCTGCGATGATCATCATCGACACCCTGAGTCAAGGTCTCGAAGAGGACGAGAACGAAGCCAAGGTTGTCAGCCCAATCGTGCGCGGCCTGATGGCCCTGAGATCGCGCTGGGAGGCTTCAATCACTGTTGCCCACCACCTTGTCAAGATGCAGGCCAAGGGGCGCAGGAGAGGCGAGGCAGCCCCCCAGGCCACGCGAGATTCTATCCGTGGTTCGTCGGCACTCACGCGCAACGTGGACACGGTGCTCGGCCTCACGACCGAGAACGATGAGCGCACGTTGCAGGTATGGAAGCAGAAAGATGGCAGCAAGATCGACCCGGTCACGATGTGGCTGGTGCCGGTGCCGACAGGCACAACTCGATCCGGCGGCAAGGACGAGTGGAGCTGCATCATGGTGCCAGATGCCTGCAAGGGTCTGCTGACTCAGCCGCCTAGCGATGATGCGCCAGCCACCACGCCGTCTGTGGATCCGACAGCTCCTAACGACTTCGCGATCCGGCAACACGAGGATGCGATTGAGCAGGTCGTGGCGACCCTGCTAAGGATGGACGCGGTGCCCGGTGGCAAGGGCGGGATGAGCGGCAACGAGATCTACGCAGCCTGCGGCATCCGCAAAACTATTGTGCTAGCCGCGATCAAGGGCGCAGCCCGCGACGGCAAGATCGCCAACGAGGGCAACTCCAAGACCCCTAGCTGGGTAGTGATGCCTTTTTGATAAAATAGAGACCAAGGGCTTGTTTCGAGTGGAACAGGTCGATACGGTTTCGGCAGGCAATATCGCCGAACAACACAAAACAGATGAGCAACACACACATACATTTTGTCTTTGTTGGCTACGGCCTAACCTGCACTGATGTGCAGCCTGCGCGCCCTGCCGTGTGGCAAGACTGCGAGGCGTGCGATGAGCGCGACCAGGAAGTCGCTTGCCCTGCATGCCATGGCGACGCAATGGTGGGAGGCGAATGATGCCCCCACCAATCAAGGGCGGCCAGGGCCGCGACCCGGAAGAAATCATCGAGAGCAGCTCCATAGTTGGGGTAGTGATCGTGTCACTCATTTTGTGGGCCATCATCTTGTGGGCTATTACTTAGCTTTGATGGTCTGTTTTGCTACGTCGGCAGAGAATTAGGCGTCTCTGTCGGCGTGGCGTTTTCGTTTGTTTAGAACTGATATGTTCGATCTACAATCAATCAAGAGAAGCACACAGCTTCCACCGCGCGTCGTAATCTACGGCGTGCCGGGTATCGGCAAGACAACCTTTGCCGCCAAGATGCCTGCCCCTATTTTCTTACCTGTCGAAGACGGGCTAGGCCAACTGGAGGTAGACACCTTCCCACGGCCTACCAGCTACGGCGAAGTGTTGCGCGCGATCACTACTCTTCTGGAGGAGGATCACAACTACAAGACCTTGGTGATCGACAGCCTCGATAAGCTTGAGCCAATGATCTGGGATCACGTTTGCGAGAACGTGTCGAGTGATCGTGGAGCCAAGGTAGAGCGCATCGAGCAATACGGATACGGCAAGGGCTACACTCACGCATTGAGCGAGTGGCGGCGAATGCTGCGCGGCCTGGACCTGTTGCGCGAGAATGGCGTTGGCATTGCGTGCATCGCGCATAGCACTGTCGTGCGGTTTGAATCGCCTGACACCGACGCATACGAGCGTTACCAGTTGCGTTTGCATAAGGGTGCCGATGCAACGATCTGCGACTGGGCCGACGCGGTCTTGTTCGCCAACTACAAGGTGGCAGTAGTCGAGTCAGCCACCGGCAAGAAGCGTGGCATCGGCAAAGGCGAGCGCATGCTGCACACGCAAGAGAGGCCCGCTTTCCGGGCCAAGAATCGGTATTCGATGCCGGACCAAATCTCAATGGATTGGGATGAGGTCGCTACTTTTATCTGCTAACCAATAGGAAGAATCACGATGGGTAACCTTAATTTTGACGCGAGCGAAGTAGCTCCAATGTCCGACAGTTTTGAGCCGCTCCCCGCTGGCTGGTATCAGATGCGCGTTATTGGCGCAGAGATGTATACCGGTCAGTCGGCTGATGCCGGTGAGATGCTGAAGCTTCAGCTTGAGATCGATGCGGAAGAGCACCTGAAATACAGCGGTCGCCAAGTCTTCTCGTATCTGTGCATCAACCACCAAAAGGCTACGGTTCGCAACATCGCGCGCCGTCAACTATCATCAATTGCACACGCGCTAGGCGTGGACTCGATTGATGACACGGACGAGCTGTTGGGTCAGCCGTTGCTGACAAAGCTAAAGGTGCGTCCGGCAGCCAACGGCTACGACGCATCAAACGATGTGTCTGGGTATGCTGCCGTGGGCAGTAACCAGCCAGCTCCAAAGGCTCCAGCAAAGGAAGAGCCTATTGACGGACCTGCCAAGCGAGCCTGGAAATAGTGGCTAGCATACGGAAGGAAAGATCGGCAGATGTTGCGGAGAGCGTTCACGCGCTCTACCGCGACAGTGCGGATGACTGGAAGCGCAACCATCTGGGTGCGTCGATCCTGGGTCACCGCTGCGACCGATATCTGTGGAACAGCTTCCGTTGGGTTTCTGACCCTAAACATGAAGGCCGCCTCTTGCGCTTGTTTGATCGCGGACAGCGTGAAGAGGATTGGATAATCGAAGACCTGAAGCGAGCAGGCGAGTGGAAGGTCCAGTCAAGGGCCGAGGATGGCGAGCAGATCCGCGTCAGGGAGGGCCACATTGGAGGCTCGCTCGATGGCATAGTGAGCGGCTTGCCTGAATCGCCAGAGGAGGACCATGTGCTGGAGATCAAGACCAGCAACCTCAAGCAGTGGGAGAAACTGCGGGACAAAGGGGTCAGGTCATCCAAGCCTGTCCACTACGTGCAGATGCAAATCTACATGAACAAAATGGGCCTCGCTCACGCGCTCTACGTCTGCGTGTGCAAGGACAACGACGAGATCTACTCAGAACGCGTGCCATACTCTGAGAAGACAGCAGAGAAGCACCT